AATTGATCTATTTTCCTCAATTGAAATAATATCTTCATTATCCATGCTGAGGACAAACGCAGCGCTTTTTGCAATCCAACCTTCAGAGTCTGAGATTTCGGTTTTTCCATCTTGTATTTTTGTGGATCTCACTCCGGATTTTTGATCTGCCGGCTGATTTACAAAAGAGTATTCCTTGAAGGAAATATCCTGCATATCAATGTATGCTAGCTTGCCCTTGTAAACCTTGCCCTTTTTAAACTTAGGCATACGGGGACGACCTGAGTCATCTTCTCTCGCTAGATCTTCACCAGAAATACTACAAACAGCCTTTGTAGCCCTTCCTCCAACCGAACCCGTCAAGTATCTCTTATCGATAACCTTTTGGGCTGCAACAGGATCAGTGATTGCAATTTGCAATCTAACAAAAGCGCTTCCATCTGACTCTTTGTCCATCTTGGCAGCCATTACCCTGCCAATAGGCTCTGTATTTAAGTCATGATTAAGAATAATTGGCTTTGGATAAGGCTCAACCCATGATTGGAGTGCCTTCTCCAACTCTATGGCTGAATAATGATTATAATTAGAAGTCAAGCCCTCGTGTATTGCGGCGACCTCTATAATCAAGCCGTGCCTGGAGTTAAATGATTCTGAAAAATCTATATCTGATTTTGAAAAATCAGGAAGCTGTAATGTAAAGTTTTCTACAAAATCAAAAGACATGTATTCCCCTATTTATTAATATCTATTTTAATAGTAAGTTTGTTTTTATAACATTGAACAATTTTATATAAATATATCACACTTTAGTATAGTTTTCAAATATTAGCGCTGATCTTTCATCCCCGTGCTTCAAAAATGACCCATACATTAACTCAGACATTATGTGTGGAGCATAGATGTATGAAGCGCAGAATAAATTATAACCAGCCTCTTTACACTCCCATGACCAACCTACATCCTCACCTTGCTCATGGACACTGTAATCTATATTTGAATATACTTTCTTGTTCATCATTTTTGCAGCCATGATTACGTCAGACTTAAAATAAGTTCCAAGAGAATACTTTTCCTGTCTAAATGCTTTTCTAGTCATACCCTCTCTCCATGTCATCACACTCGGATACATTGTGCCGAAAGGAGTCATGAACATGAGAGGATTAACTGCGTCAGCACCGGACTTAATATGTGCAATTAACAGCTCTAAAGTATTTGGATTTGTTAATAATATATCAGAATCTAAGCTAAAGTAGTATTCTGGAGAAACATCTCTAACAGTAGAGAGCAAAGAGTTTCTTAAGGAAACCATATTTTGATACTTAGACAATGTCCACTGTCTTCCATTGTTTTCATGCTGAAAGTGTGGTATATCTTTTCTTATCTTTATATTGAAATAAGGTATCCTATTATCGTATTTTTTCCATGCCTCTAAAGATTGGATTGTTTCAGTATCATCTGGAGAAACCTCAAAAACAAAACCAATATCTTCAATAGGAAGAGACTGATTAACGATACAGCGAATCCAATGAGGTAATATCCAAGATCTCTTGTACATTGGACATCCTATTAGAAGTTTCATTTAGAAGCTTTAATTTCCTCAGACTTTGTCGCTACAGCTTCATCAGACTTTGATTGATCCTTTTCAGCTTTTACCGAAGACTCTAACTTTGTAGGAGTCTGGCTTTCAATGACTACTTCGCTAGCGGCCAATATTTCCTCAGGCTCATCTTCAACCGAATTAACCTTTTCCTCTAGGGCAAAAAGTCTTTCTGTTAGCTCCGATACAATTTCAAGAACTACCTGAAGAGCAAGTCTAGACTGACCATTGTCTACTGTTTTTTCTAAGGCGCGAATTGAATCATTTGTTGCTAAATAAGAAATTAGCTGTTCATTCTTTAGTGTCAGATCTGTCGACATTATCAATTTCCTTTTCCTCTTTTGTATAGACTATAGTATACTCTGATTCAAGGGCATTTTCAACTAATGTCAACCATGCATTGTCTGATCTTCTGATATTTGGTGAAGTATTTCTACCTTGCTGATTTGCTGGACGTGTTGCATTTCCGACGCCACGTCTTTGATTTGGTAAGTTTCTTTGACCTTTTTGTGCCGGAGCTTGTTTATCGCCATCTATAACAGCATCTTTAGGAGCCGACTTTGTCATTGTTAGTTCTGCTTGGTTTTTTGCTAAATCTATTTGAACTTTACCCTGTATGGCAGCAAACATTTCATCTTCTTCATAATCAGGATTAATGCCAAGTTCTAGTCTTGCTTCTTTGATTGAAATAATATTATTAACATACTTTTGTATAACATGCGTTTCTTTTTTAACTTGAGTATCAACGTCTATTTCGTTAAACTTGAAATAGCATCTGTCAGAAGAACCTTCTTCCAAGGGATTAGTTACGGGGTCAAATCCGCCTTCAAGTAAAAGTTCATTAAAAATATGAACCCTAATCATTTCTGCCATTATCTTCTGATACTGCTTAACTTTATCATACAAAGCAGTGTCTAGACGATCAGTCACTGATCTGTTTCCACCATTCATCATCATACCTAGGTGATGAGGGGCAACCCCAAGCCCAACTGCAACTCTTTCCTTAAAGTGCTCCAGGTATTGTGAAGCTTCAAGTGCACTATTGTTGGCACCGATAACTTCAATATTGTGTCTGTAAGGAAGAATTAGGCCACCCTCTGCTCTTAAGGATTCTATCTCAGATGCTGCGTTAGAGATTTCCTGAGGCTCTGCTGGCTGGTCTGCGGTGCCTATGGTGTATTTATATAATGGAAAAAGCTCTCTATGAACAAGGTTCTGGATATCTTCTTCAATCTGACGAAGGGCAACAACATCATCTAGAACAGAACTTAGAAACGGAGTACCGAAAGCTCGACCTGACTTTTTATCCAAATACATATGAATAACACGATCAGCTGACCATACCGGATCTCGTTCTGATGGCATGTAGGTCAGAGGGTCTGTAGCCTGCTGATAAGATCTTGGTCTATTAAACTTATCTCTTAGAATTCTAACTTGTTCCGTAGGAATTAAATAATAACCCACTACAGGCTGCGGTGCATTTACTCCTGATATTGGAGTTGGAAAATATTCCGATATGTCACCTCTAGCCTTAACTATAAAAACATTCGCATACTTTACAATATGTTCAGTAATTTCGATTAAAAAATCTAAGAACGGCCTTTTCATGGCCATTTCCATGTAATCTATTCTTTGATATAGATAAGATACAGCTTCCGGATTTTCTCCGACTATTGACCAGCTTTCTTTCCAGAACAATTCTTTATATTTATTTATTGCCTGTTTAACGTAAGAATCTGTATCTGCAGCTTGCATAATACGATCAAAGTCATAGGGAGAAGGTTCAAATGTAGCTCTATTGTTATAATAGTATGTATTGCCCTGAAAACCAAGTGCAAGGGCAGCGACTTTCATCGCTTTGCTTACAGATTTAATTTCTTCTGGTTTAAGAGCTTTTGCTACAATATTATTCTTTTTATCAACTTGCCGAAAAGGCAAAAAATCGAGAACTGCCATTTATCTTCTCCAATATAAAAGCTATCATAATAGTAGCCTTATGGATTTTTTTTTATAAGTTACTGACCAGATTGCTGCGATCTAGCAAACGCGTTATTTAGAATAAGCGTTTTGACAGACTCCATCCAAAACACTGTTTCAGCTTCATTGAAATCGCTCTTATACTGCAAATTTGCATCTGAGATCTTAATCTCGATGGTGAATTCCTTTTTTGCTTCAACTGCTTCATTTACATCAATTACATCTGACATTTTATTTACCTCACTCAAATTCATCTGTTTTTGTTTTTGTTGTTTTTACTGTTTTTTGTTGTGCGGTTAATTGCTCAATCTGAGCAGATAACTGCTTAATGGTGGCTTCCTTAATAACAATCTCTGTCATCATTTGGGCCATTCGCTCATTAAAGGTTTGAACTAATATATTAATATCAAGATCATTGTTCATTTTTTCTCCTTAAATAGGAGTCTATTATATCACTTATTTTCTAAACTCTCTACTCTAGAGGAAAGTTCTTTAACGGCATTAATAAGTAGCGGGGTAATTAGCGCGTAATTCACGCTTTGTAGTTGCCCTTTTGACAAATCTCCAGATACCAGCCATGGTGCAACTAATTCAACTTCATCTGCTATTAAACCAATAATTGTAACTTCATCATGGATTCCATCTACAATTGGTTTTCCATCTTCAAAACTTGAAACTTTTAAAGGATTATAAGATACTGTATTTAAATTATTAATGATTGATAATCCAGTATTTGTAGATGCAATGTTCCCCTTTAATCTTCTGTCCGATGTCGTTCCTAATACGATAGAGTTAGCATTATCTACGTGACCCATTATGGAACCAAAAGCACTAATCCATGTCATGCCCATTTGATTCGCTGTTCCTCCCCAGCCAGTTAGTCCATTATATGAAATACCATTTCCGTTTACTGACATAGTTCCTAATGCCATATTTGCATATGCAGTATCATTAGCTCTTCTGATATAAAGGGTTGCGTCATTGTCAGCTGTCCTAAGTTGTATATGAGTGTTATAACACCGCAAAGCAAAGTTACATTGATTAACACCTGTAACAGATAGGTGAGAATACTTAGCAAGAGTAGATTCTTGATTACCTTGTATAACAGTTCCATAAGATCCATAAATATATGTTCCAGGATCTAAATCTGGCCTAAGGCCAACTCTAACTTCACCACTACTTGAATACCCCCTCATTCTAATTGTTCCATCGGAAACTATAGAATTACTATATATTGTACTACCTGAAAAATTGATGTTACTAACGTCATTGCCGTTATAATATAATGTTATATCATTAGTATTGATATGAACCCTATTTCCAGTTGAAGCTGTTGTGAGAGTTGAACCACTAATAGTTGCACCAGTTATCGTTCCTCCAGAGATTGTTCCGCTAGCAGTTATTGTCCCACTAAATGTTCCGGAAGTTGCATTGATAGCTCCAGTCACAGAAAGGCTAGCTCCATCCCATGTCAATTTATTGCCTGCGGAATTGCCTATGGAAAACTTGTATGCTGCCCCTGAATACCCTAAGAAAAATCCCGTTCCAGTGTCATAAGCTGTTTGTCCTCCTTTAATATTTCCTCCAGAACTCAACGTTATTCCTCCGCCAGTTATTGTTGTTCCAGCAATTAATCCAGTTTGCGTTTGGTTTTGGGGACTTAAATTAGAAACATTACCTAAGCTTTGATTCCATGCACTTGAGCCATAAATGTAAGATCTATTATCGCCACTAGTTGAGTTATACCAAATTGAAAATTCTGGTATTTGACCTGCCACAACTTCTGCTCCAACAGAATAAATTGGATTAAATGTTCCAGTGGCGGAACTAGTGACAGTAAATGTATATGTTGTTACCGCGGTAACATATTGATTTTTTAAATTATACTGACTTGGAACAACGTTATTTAATGATACTATTTTACCGACAGATAAACCATGAGCTGTTGTCCCAGTAGTATATGTAACCGATGTTCCATTTCCTGATATTGCTGAAATTAATTTTGCGGTAAATGGACTAGGAATAGATGGTTGTGTGGCCCCATAAAAAATTGATCCAGGTGCAGAACCGTCTATAAATTGCAACGTTCCACGTATTGTTGCATTATTAAACTCTGCGCGTCCGTCTCCAGAAATAATCCAACCAGCTGTTCCACTAGTCCATGTGTCTGTCGTATTATTATAAGAACCGTTATAATCTGAAGATCTTAAAATAGCTTTATTATCAGGACTGGTGATTGTTGTTGCAGTTCCGGGTTGAGTTAATATTATTTCATGTGCGCCAATTGTCCCGGCAGTTATTTTTCCTGCCGTCAATGAACCTATGAACTCTTCGTCAATCAGTGGAGTATCGCCAGATGCAACTATAGATGTCCATCCGCTAATATTGCCAGCTGTATCAATTGTCCTTACTCTTCCATAATACTTAACGGGATTAGTTGTGGAAGAGGTACTTGTTGTTGTGCTGTTATCATCTACTGAAACGACAAAAACATTTGTTTGAACATATCCAGTTCTATGTGGTGTTTCGCCAGAAATAACTTGATACTGTGCGCTGATTAGTTCTACTTGATCTTGTTTATATAATTCATACTCATATTTTGCGGCATCTTCGTCAATACTGTCTGTATACTTAAATAATACATTTAAGAATGACGCTGCTAAAACTAAATTTGTTGGAGCACCTGGAATAGTCGAATCTGTTGGAGTGGAAAATCTTACAGAATCAGTGTAAGGAGAAACGACATTAACATCATTGTTCTTGCTTCTAACCGTAACGATATATTCTTTATTTGGTTTTAGATTTTCTATATTTACAGGTATAATAGCCATTATCTAACTCCACCAATCTTTGCAAAACTATTATCTGTTTGATTTATTATTTCACTTCCAACTTTAAGGTAAACATTATAACTAAAAGAGTAAGAAGATATTTTAATATTATTACCTCTAGAGGATATGTTTTTGTCATACAATAACTCTAGCTCGGCTACATAATCTCTTTCTTGGAAATCATTTTTAGAAAATAAATTAATATTATCTATTTGACTAGAGGAGAAACAGTCGATAGTCTGCCAATCTAGATCTATGACTGCTGAACTTTCGCCATTTTGTAAAGCTGTAAACTTAATTCTAAACTTTCCATAATTAATACCCTTAGAACCATACAGTGTAAACTTTGGTCCAGAAAAATTCATATAAAGCTTTGATCCAGGCTTATTCGATAGCCCATTATCCCAATCTGTCATAGAGTTAATGAATGAAAAGTTATAACTTGAAGATGAATTTAAATCTACTAGATATTGATCTGTGTCAACATTAGAATAAAATCCATAATAAGGATTAGAATATGTTACTGTCATTCTGGTTCACCTTCTTGCTCTAATAAAGGCTCAATCTGCACCCAGGACATTGTTTCTTCATTCCATGTATAAGATTTATTATCATTAGGATATGAAATTGGAGGTGTCCATTTTTGATTAACTAATTGCCAAGATGGAAATGGTTGCCGTACAAGAATCCAGGAAATTGATTTTTCATCCCATATGTACTGATTTATAGTATCGGGAATGTCTATTGGGGGTTTCCAAAGTCCGGTTTCTGGATTTATTATAAATGAAGGATTATCTTGTGGTTTTGGTGGCACAAACGCATCTATATCTTCATTGTATGAATATCCGATACCAGCATAGTTTTTTCGAAGTGGTTGCTTGCCCTGTAAATGAATACCAGCATATGTATTAATGGATGTTTTTATCCATCGTCCACCAATATTATCAACCAGCCATTGATAACCTTCGTCATCATGATTATTATCACCAACAAGTACACTAATTACAATATTATTTTCATCTATTTGTGCCCAATGACTCATGTTACCCACCTTACGTAAACTGCACCAGCATAACCAGTATAACCTGGACCATAAGTAGCATCGTTTGCTCCCGATCCACCTGCACCACCAGAACCAGGGTAAGAATATGACCCTTGCCTTGAGTTCCAGTTTCCGCCACCGCCACCATATCCAAATGTAATATTCATCAAAAATGTTGAAGCTCCTGCAGAACCGCCTGTATAATAGTTTGGAGGAGAGCCACCATTTCCTCCGGCTCCTGCTCCTCCACCACCAGCTGCTATTGTATTATCGTAAAATGGGCCTGCTGCACCAGAGTAACTAGAATTACTTGCGCCATTTCCACCGTCTGCTAGATAACTATAATATGGACCCCATGGACTATAACCGCCAGATCTTGCAGACCCGCTACCCCCACCAGAAGGACCAGACGCTGTTCTAACATCTGAGCCAGAAACTACTGTAAAACTTGATGAACCACCAGATGATCCAGATGATCCTACCGCAGTATATGGAGAATAGCTTTCATATGGGGTTTGCACATAGCTTCTATCTCCACCAGCTCCGCCAGCCCCAACAGCAACAGCATAGGTGCCTACAGTCATATTAGAAAGTGTCTGATTTACTATATTTCCAGCAGCTCCGCCACCACCAGGGGCCCAAACATCACCAGTGCCGTACCAATCTAGTGAATGCGCACCTCCGCCACCACCTGATCCACCAGAAATAACTAATATTTCAACATTTTTTTTACCGGTTAATATTTGAAAATTTCCATTTGAAGTAAAATATCTACCTGTATAACCCGATCCAGCAGAATATGAAGTTCCACCTGATACAGTAAATGGAATTGTAATGCTCCAAGTAAACTCTTTAGTGATATTGCCCTGAGAGTTTTCCGCTTTAACAGTAAAGGTATAAGAAAAAGATGAATCGTTAACCGGAGTTGTATATGTTCCAGATATTTCACCTGTTGAAGTATTCAAAGAAAAACCTGTAGGTAGAGATCCACTACTAATAGAATATACTGCTGCAGGATACCCTGACGCAATAACCGAATTACTATATGCTGTATTGTATGTTGGAGTTGTCAGTGTTTCGTCAGTCCATGCTGGAGCGGCATTTACGTTAAAGTTGAAACTTTTGCTTATGCTGCCAATTGTATTAGTGGCTGCTATAGTAAAAGCACTGGTGCCAGCAGATGATGGAGTACCTGTTATCACTCCAGTTGAAGAATTTAAAGAAAGTCCACTTGGTAAAGACCCAGATGTAACAGAAAATGTTGCACTAGGATATGCAGCTACTGTTATGCCGTCAGAGTATGCTGTAGATAAAGTTGCGTCTGCTAAAGTTTCATCAATCCATGTTGGAGCCTTATTTATTGAACCGCTAAAAGATTGAGTAACATTGCCTGTCTCATTTTCGGCTTCAATTACAAACGAATACGCACCATAATAGGTTGCAGTTCCTGTAACTGCGCCATTTGAAGAATTCAAATTTATCCCACTTGGAAGTGAGCCCGAAATTATACTATAAACTGGTGAACCTGTGGCATTAACACTATCTGAATAAGCAGTATTATATTCAATGTTAGCAATTGTATTATCTGTCCAAGCTGGAGTAACATATAAATCATCTGTAAATAATTGGGTGACATTACCTGCAGCATTCTCTGCTTTGACTGTAAAGCTATATGAACCAGCTGTTGATGATGTTCCGGTTATTGCCCCAGTAGAACTATCCAAGGTAATGCCTGATGGTAGTGCGCCAGCAGAAACAGAATATGTAATAGCTGGGTAGCCAGAAGCAGTAACTCCATCACTATAAGCTTGACCATAAATCATATTGGCAATTGAACTATCAGTCCAAGCTGGAGCTTCATAGATTGTTCCACTAAAAGCTTTTTCAACATATCCCCAAGAGTTTGTTGCACGAATTGTAAAACTATAAGACCCACTTGCAGCTGTAGTTCCAGTAATGGCACCTGTCGAAGTGTTTAGTGAAATACTTGAAGGAAGTGAGCCAGAGTAAACTGAATATGTTATTGGACTAGTTCCAGTAGCTGAAACTCCATCACTATATGCCGAAGCTTTTGTGACAATTCCGAGTGTTTGATCAGACCAAGATGGTGGTGTTTGCACTGTTCCAGAAAAAGACTGAGTAACTGATCCAATGTCATTTTCTGCTTTAATTACAAAAGAGTATGGACCACTATCTATACTTAAACCACTAACTAGGCCAGTTGTTGAATTTAGTGTTACTCCAGATGGTAAAGCTCCAGAAGAAATTGAATAGGTTACAGCTGGATAAGCGTCTGCCCAAACCAAATTTGAATAGGATGTATTATAATCAATATTGGACAAGGTAGAATCTACCCATTCTGGGTATTCGTAAACTGTTCCAGAAAATGATGCTTCATTGTAATATTTTCCATCATCAGTTGTAGCTCGAACTGTAAAAGAATATGTTCCCGTCGAAGTAACTGTTCCGGTCATTTGACCAGTAGATGAATTAATGGAAATTCCTGTTGGTAATGATCCAGAAGAAATAGAATAAACTGTTCCAATAGCAGAAACGCTATCAGAATAAAAATCACCATAAATAAATGGACTTAATTCGATTGATTCCCAAACTGGGGCCAAATTGACTTGGTAATCATCAGTGCCCGCATTATCGACTTCATTTATTTTTCTTAAGTTTGGTGTTGCATAATATATGAAATATGAACCCTGTATTTCTGTCGCAACAGGATGTTCTTCTGCCGTTTGGAAATAAATATAGTCACCCTCTATAACTGTTTTAACCGGAGTGAGTACTGTTCCTTTTTCATACACCACAATATAGGAATTAGCATCTTGTAAAGTTTGCAGCGTAGAACTTTTATATGTATTAATATTCAAATCTTTTATATTTGCAAATAACCAGAAACCAACACTAAGAGTATCCCTTGGCGTGAACTTTGCGATTCCCCTTTTACAATATGGGTATGAATAATTATAATTAGGTGTTGCAGAATTAATAATTTCATCTGACTTAAAATATTTAAACCATGCCATATTAATTTACTTCCGTATAAATAATTTCATATTCATAATTATCTATTATATCATCAGTTACTTCTATATTTATAACCGCATCGCATCTAGGCAGGCCATTAACAATGTCTACATTAAATTGACCAACGCTAACAGACACAGGTTTTTTAGCAGCATCTTGTGCATAATCTGAGCTTCTAGCTAAACCGTAATCAATATCAAGTGAAGATATTTTTCTGGATCCATCCGCACCAGTATGAGCGTGATCACTGAGATCTACGCCGTCTATAGTAATGCCTTCTGCGACTTGTATATCACCAATAATTTGTCCACCGTCTCTTAAAAGATATTGAGGATGATCATTCTCGTCCAATCCAGATAAAAGCTGGTGATCAGATTTAAGCGTATCTTTTCTAGTTAAACTAATCATTGCTCCACTAAAAATCTGAGCATAAACGTCATTAGTAACATTTAATAAAACGTTAGGTTTTGGTAAACCTTTTATGGAAAGCTGAGATATATAGTTCGCATATTTTCTTTTCTCATGAATTAGCTGCATTAGGGCGTCTGTCTTGCCCATAACAATATGATGCCTATCAACAACATCAGCCATAATAGAGGTAAAGTTTCCTTTTAAAAGCGCTGAAGCTATTAACATTTCCTCGGTTAAAAATGGAAATCTCTTTTTGAAAGAAGTTGTTTGATAGTCCAAATCAAAAGGACTTCCTATTTCAGAGGAAAACTTTAAACCTGGAGCTAAATATCTTGTATAAAAAATTAGAGAATTTTCTTCCAAATCTCTCTTAAGAGATTGTAATATATCCTCTATTTCAGAATCTACAGCGTTTAATTTAATCGCAAAAAAAGCTTGGAATTTAGCGGCATGTTCTTTTGAGATTTTATCCAATTCGGTTGAAGGAATCGCTCCTGGTTTGGATATGATTGTTTTTGCAATCCTGCTCGAATAATGTTTTGCCGTTTTGCACCATGCGTCGTAGTGTGCTGCGACTTTTTGCTGTAGTTCATTTTCATAAACCTCCCTAAAATCTTGATTTAAAGATAACTGTATTGAATATACTTCTCTTTGAAGAGACTTTAATAATTTTCTGAATTGCAAAAAATACGAAAAGGTAGAGTGTGCTATTGCATAATAAAATTCTTCCAAAAACTTTCTTGAAGTAGTTGAATTAATTTTTTCTGCAAAGTTTATTTCTTCAAAATTAATGTGACCAGGAATTGGGATTCTGACTTTAACCATTTCATCTTTTCTATCCTTATAGGCATCGCTGCTTGGGGGTGGAAATGGCAGAATTGTTACTATGCCATCAGATTCCTGTAAGTCTTTTTCAGATATGTCAATTCCATTTGACTGTGGTAAATTTTGAACTGAATTTATTTTCAATGAATCTATAACGCGATTATTGTAAACAGAAACAGCTTGAGGTTGTGTTGTATATAAATTTTTATGTAATTCATCCCAAAGATTTTGATGCGCAACCAAAAGATCATTATTGATATTCGGATTTATATAAACCTTCTTCATTAGGTTTTCAATATCATTAATTGTATCAGTTATAAGAATTTGAGCAGATTCTGCTTCTCTTTTAACAAAATCTATAGGTATTGAATATGCCTGTTTTATGCTTGTATCCGCATTTCTGTTATATGCATTTCTGCCTACGGCTTTGTAAGCGGTTGCGCCAGTGGGATTTGTGAATAAAGAATCTTGGAATTTGTAGTCTCCATAAATATTATTAGAAACTTCAGAATACTGCTCTTGAGAATTTACGCCTATATCACTCATTAAAACATCCTTCTAACTCTTTTTGTAGAAGTAGATCTACGAAAACCTTTCGACGGATTCAATGCGTCAGCCCGTCCTGTAATCACAATTTTATTTTTTTCATCATCTTCTTTATCTATTTTTTTAGTATCTGGAACAAAAAAATGATTAGAAAAACTTTCAGTATTTGTTGCATAATGCGCTTGTGAAAACTCGCCATAATTTTGAGTAATAGCTAAAAGCGCTAACATCAAAGCATCATGAGCATGGTCCATTGCTGATCCGGCTGCCTCAAAAACGGGTCGACCAGTTTGCGTTGTTCTAACCACAACGTAAGATATTAATTGCATATATAGTTCTTCATCAGAATCTGGAATCATTAGTTTTTCTTTTTCTAAAAATTGACGAAGATTATCAACCATAAATGGTTTCATTTCTTTTTTGATCATCAACTTCGTATAAGGATCTCTGACATCTATACTCTCGCCAAATGCAACTCCTTTTATTTTTTCTTTTAAGCCAGATCTAGGATTTTCGACTCCATACTTTTTTAACAGCTCTACCTGCACTTCGCCGTATCCGCGGTCAACATAAATATGTTTAGGATTAAATCTTTCATTTAGTTCAATAATTCTATCAACTGCTTTAGTTAAAGTATATTCAGATCTAGCTATCTCTTCTCTATAACAGATTTTTGTTTTACCTCTAAATCTAGATTCTTCATAATTATCAGAGCATACTTCGACAACCACAATATTTGTTCCAGCACCATATTTGTCCCAGTCAACGCCTATAGTATGGAAAGATCTGGCTGAAGTTATTTCAGGTATATAATCCCATGCTGGCGAAATAAAAGCTCTGTCAACAAATTTTCTAGGATATACACCTTCTGAGTCTTCGCCCCAGTCGGCTTCAATTTCGTGTCGATATCCACTTGGCGAATATTGTTCCCGGAACTCTTCTTCTTGCTCCTTAGAAAAATATGGGTTGCAATATGAGGGAAACCAAAATTCGGTAAACCTAGGCGATCTACACCATTCCCAAAATCTTTCTCTACGGCCAGTTGGCGTAGAAGCGCCGATCATAACTTTATCTGGCTGATCTTCTGCGGTTTTCTGCAACATGGCGTACAGAGCGTCAAGGTCATCTGCATGCATGTAGTCCATTTCATCAAGAATAATAAGATGAGCTTCCTGACCACGAGCAACGTCAGACTTGCCTCCGCTTTTCATTCCAGAGGTAAAGAATCTAATAGTTGAACCGTTGGAGAATTGAATCATAAACTGAGGGCTTGTGACTTTTCTTGTTATAGAATTCATCACTACTTCATTCTTAGAAGCAATTCTTAATATTTCCTGATAAATCAGTTCAACTTGAGTTTTCATTGGCGCAATAACTAATGATCTACCATCTTTGTGCGTATAGCTGTAGTGCAACAGCTGCACTGCCAAGCTGAATGTCTTACCTAAACGACGACCAGCTCTTAATACTTTTCTTAAAGATGGATCACGCAATATGAGAATTTGATATACACGCAAATTTGCTTCTAGAAATTGTTTTGCCCAAACAACTGGATCCTTAGAAACATGCAGCTGTCTTTGATGCTCCGCACTAATTCCATCTGCCAATAAATCCAAATCGACTTCAAATGGCTCATCAATTAAAAGGGCTAATTCCCTATTCGTCATTCTTCTTTCCAAAACAGGAGTTCCATCATTCCAAGCTAAATGAGATAGTTTATTTTCAAATACCCATTCAATTCTATTAACCTGCTTAATTAACTCAGGATCTTGAATTCGAATAATATCAAGCAAATCTTCTCTAGAGAGTTTTTCTAAAGCGTTTCTAAATTCTTGTGTTTTTGTAAATATACTCATAATCATCCATAATGCGCAGCCATCATTGCGCCTTCTGTCCCAAGCATACTTCTAGCATTAAGTCTAGAGTTTTGTATTGCCTGAACCCCTCTAGCTCTTGATGTAGCAGCCGCTTCAGTATCCCTATATCCCATTCCAAATGTAGGTTTAGCTATTGATCCTTGTAAAGATTTATTGGCATCTCTCGTAAAATTAATTCCACTCTTAACTAACTCTCCACCCATTTTAGCAAGATCGTATGCTAAAGATGCAGCTGCAACAACTTGAAGTCCAGGAATAGCCAGTGCTGCACCTCTCATTGCCAGCATTCCAGCTGCGCCTTTACCGCCTAATTTTAGGGCTGTCTTTGCTCCAACTTGGGAAAAGAATTTTCCTCCACCAGTAGATCGCAGGAATGCTACTGCTTCATCAGCACCCTTTAAAACTTGTCCACTTGCTAACTTTACCCCATCGTCTCCAAATGATTTAACTGCGCTAGCAAAAGCGCTTTCTGCGGCCCGAGCACCTTGTGCTGCTCTACCGCTTAAGCCACTAGTACCGCCAAACCCTAGCGCTCCTCTAGAGTATCCTGCCATAAAGCCTGTAGCTGCACCTGTTAATGCAGAGGCTTGTAAGTTACCCCTAACTCCCATCGCTCCAACTTGACCATAAGATGCGCCAACTATTTGATTACTCAAAGTTGCCACCCCACCAGAAGACCCTAATGTCGGTGCTACAAATTTTGAAGCCAACGCTGGATTATTCATTCTCAGCATTGAGGCAGTTGCATTGTCTACTCTTGATAATTTTGCTGCTGCCCTAGAGGAACCTTTCATGGCTCTTCTTTCTAAGGCGTCTGTTTTAACTCCAGCTGATATTCCAGAAAGAAGGCCTGGACCAAAAGCTTTTTCGCCCTCCATTAAATCAGCGCTCATAATTTTAGATGCTAAACGTTCACCGTATTTATTGTTCAACATTTTATAACCACCAAACATTGAATATGCGCCAGCTTTTTCTGTAGCAAAAATGCTTTGAGAGTGTGCTCTAAAAAAAGCTCTAGGATTTGCTGTTATATTGTTAACTCTGGATGATCTTAAAAATGGCGTTTTTCCAGCTGCGCGGGCACTTGCAGTTCTTGATGCTGAACCAACAAAATGAGAATTTGACGCACCGGACAGTTGTCCGCCGACCATGATTCTATGTTTAGAGGCTCTTTTTGCTAGTCTTTTTTGTCGTCTTGCGCTTAATACTTTTTGCGGATCTCCAAGATCATCCATAAATCCACCATACATCATGGTGTTTGAACCTCTCATTGAACCAAATGCTATGGATGTACTGAATCCTGGCAAATGCTCCATCATTCTAAATCCGAGTGGAGTATCTGGAGTATCTATAAATGTTGATTCATTAAGGGGTCCAATTTCACCCATGTCACCTGTATACATCATGGACATAATTAGTAACCTCTTCTTGAGTTATGCATTCCGAGAACTATATCTCCGCTAGCATTTAGCGCGCTTTGTGTAGACCTGGTGGAAGAATACGGAGAGTTTTGAAAGAATTCTCTATTATTATTCATGTATGCTCCGACACCAAGAGCAGGCAAAAGGATCCCAAGGTTTGCGCCAACAACACCGCCAACTAGTCCGCCACCAACTTTTCCTATTTTAGAACCAGTTTTTCCAAAACCAGAACCAAGGAACGCTCCTGCTGCTGCCCCCATGGTTCCAGTAACTGGGCCTGTAGCTGTTCTAGCTGCAACTATTGAGGCTGCAAATGTATCAGAATTTATTGGCGGGTTTGCAGCAAAGTAATCTCCGGGCGCACTAGCTTGCAGCAAACCGCCACCAACTCCACCCATCAAACTGCCAGCTAAAAATCTTGCATCCAAATCTCTTCCAGTAAAGTATCTATCTGCTTCGGTATCGTCAAATGCAGCTTCAAAGGCTGCGTCTTTTATTGGCTGTCCAATGGAAGATCCAAATCCAACTGCACCAGCGCCAATGGCTACTCCAGCTATGCCAGCCTTACTTGAAGCGACTTTACTCAAAGCTCCACCTAATCCAGATGCTGCCCCACGAACAGCCCTTCCACTTCGACCCTGAGAAAAGGCTTCAGCTGTTCCTTCTAACTTTGGAATAAATTCTTCGTCCAATCTTTTTCCAACTGATTCAGACACATCATCAAATGTTTGCTTTGCTCTGCCACGAATTCCTGCGGTCGCAGTAGATGCTCTTGCTCGACTGCTTTGAGCGACTGGCCTCACTGTATCATCAATATATGATTTAACTCTTTTTCCCAAAGAAGACAAATTAACTGGCATTATTACTGTCCTCCATAAAGGTGATTGTATTTGTTATTTCCCATTTTTGTGTGTCCAATTTTATTTCTATCTAAATTACCAACAACTCCAGCTGTTACCAGTGGATCCCTTCTTGAGGAAGGTAAAGATGTTATAGATGATGTGTAGGCGTTTATAACGTTATTTTGATTATATGTTTCTACAGGCTGCTGCTCAAGCGTTTCGTTGTATAAATCTCTTTCATCTTTCTTCTTGGTTAAATAGTAACCACCAATCATGGCTGCTGCACCCAATGCGATTAACCCAGCGTGGGGCTTAATATTGTTATATACTTCAACGCTTTTTGAAATATCCTGTTTTCTAGTTCCAGCTTTAATATTTTGCATAGCGGTTTTTAATAAATCGCTATCACCAGATAACCTTTCGGCAACGTCGTTAGCTCCCTTTACTGATGCCTTAGCGATTGCATGCATATTCCTGGTAAAAGTAGTTCCACTTGGAGTGGTGGCTCTTGCCGTGGTTTCGTCAAAGAAAAATGCTCTAAGCACACCGGTAGAATCATCTATTATATTGCCAAGCATTTTGTTGCCAGTATCTCTAGTGAGATCTACGCCCATAGATCCAGCATTCTGAACCAGTTTTGCTATTGGGCTATATGCTCCTGTGTCTTGCATGTAGCCTGCAACGATGCCTCTTTTAGCTAATCCTTCTAATTCTAGAATTGCAGACTCTCTAGCTTCTGGCGTTTTGCCGGAAAAAAGAGTTTTTAAGTTTTCTATTTCACTTCTTAAACGGTCGCCTGGTTCTTTGATAATATTTTTATAATTATCTGTTTCAATAAAATCTTCATATAACTTTTCTGCTATTCTCCTTGATGTAAGGCCAGAATCATCCCTACCCTCTTGCCATGTTAAGTTTAGTATATTATGCACCACATCTTGACCAGTATCAGGACTGGATATAGTTTTATTAACATAGCTTAAAGACATATTAACTTTGCCTTGAGCTATAGCCTCGCCCATGTTAGCAGCGCCTGAATCTGATGCTAATTCAATTGACTTAAAATATTCATATGGCAGTATTAGCTTTTTTCCTAGCGATTTCTGTGTCTGGGATTCCATGATTCTTAGAGTATCTTGGAATTGGAAGTGAGTTATACCAAATTGAGAAACGACATCCCCTATTTCTTGAGATGCTGCGTAACGCATAGAGCTTCTTAAGATTGCACTTTCCTTATCTGGCAGAGGGTTAACTTGTGGATCCAAAGAGCCCATTCTACCTCTAGCCACGCCAGCGGTTGCTCTTGACATTAAATCTCCAAATGCAAGTTCGGTTGGACTAAAAATTGCATTAGCCATTCCCAATCCAGACATTGTCTGGCCATGAGAAACATATTCTGCCAATATTTCAGATGCAGATCGTGCATTCATATTGAATCCCATTGAAAATGTGGGCTTAGGATTCATTAATGATGCTACCTGCTGCATTGCGCTTCTAATTTTTCCGCCTGCAGGATCGCCAATTACCCTTGGATTATCTGCAAAGTTTTCATAGAAATTACCAACATTATGAATATAAGAATCTACATCTACAGATCCAATATTTGTTGGCATCCCTATTTGATCTATGAGATGTTGTGCTATTAGGATATTGGAGTTCTCTCTTCTTGTTAAGCCAAGACTCATTATTTGTTTTTCAAAAGGATTAATTCTTAGCGCAGAGGCATTTAAGTTGACAACTTGTTCATAACTACTATCTTGAGCTTTAGTTATAACGTCTCTTAAATATGTTTTAGCTTGCGCATTATCTAGTTCTATTGGATTTCCTGCTCCAGTAAAAATCCTATATGATCCTTTATCATACTTTATGAAGCCAGACTGAACCTCTTGTTCTGCGCCGAGTTCATCCAATGCTTTACCAAGGCTCTCTATGCCAAAAGAAGCTTTTGCCTGTTCTGCTGTAATCATTACTCTTGCGCCGGTCAAACCCTCATCTGTTTGAATATACCTAAGGGCTGCTTGAGATAATTGTTGTGGATCAGATATGTTTGCTTCTGGAACAATAGCCGAAGATTTTAATGCTGTTAATCTTGCAATATTAATTGCTTCTTCAGATATCTTTTTGCCTTGAACTGTTGAATGCTGTTTACGAAAATCCAATTTACCTTGATGAATATATTTTAACATGTAGTCCTGCAACATTGTGTCGGTCTCAGCGACGTGTGAACCGCCAAATATTTTTTCAAAGACAGCTGGAGCATGATCTTCAGCGGCTACTAAGTCTAATAGATTTGTATTCATAATAAAGTTTTCCATAGCAGCGTATGTTGCTTTTCCGCCACGAGAAATATCAGCTAATGTTTCCTCTGCAAAAAAGCTTTTAATAAACTGCTGACCCCTTGCTATAGAGTCTAATTGTGGATCCATATTCTCTTGTAATATGTTCCTCATATATTGACGACCAATTTCAAGTGTGTCTACCATAAAGGTCGGATTGTTATTTACTCTATCTAAGAATTTATCAACAACTGTATTTAAAGCTTTATTTTGACCATACCCTTTCATTGATCTAGTGGTATCAAGAAGGGTATTGATGTCATAACCAATATTGTGTCCAGTAAGGAAATCTACATTGTTTTCATCAGAAAGATAACCAAATAGCTTTGTCATCTTTTCCATGAATTCATCTTCATTTCCAATAATATTTCCTGTTTCAGCGAAACCTTCTTGTTTAGCTATGAAATCAGTTAACGTCATGCTTTCACTTGCCAATACTCCAGATAATCTTGGAGAGCGAAACATAAAATCTATATCCTCAAAACCAGGAGCCGATATCTGTCCAGCTGCAGCATCTAGGCCAGTTCTTTGTATTAGGGATAGAGATCTAGCCTGAGAACCAAACATTAAACCTGTAGATTCAATGTCTATGGTTGCTATCTTTGATGTTTGAGTAAAAAGCGTCCCATTAGAAAGAGCAGACATTTGCGCCATATTTCTCTGTATTTGAGAAGAGGACATAATGTTTTGCGTATTAAATGTCATGTCAGATATAGATTCCGACATTGGGTCAACGTTGAATATCATTTTATTTAGAACTGTAAAAACAGGATGCTCCATTTTCTGATCTATATCAAAGAGCACACCAAGCCTGACATCGTTTGCTCCTTCCGGGAGCATGATACTTGGGAAGCCAACATTAGAGATTAGCTTATCTAACTGAAGAACATTTTGTCTATATTGCCCCATTAAAGTTCTTTTGGCTTGAAAATTAAAATAAGAGAAATCAATCTTGCCCATTTTACGAATATGATCTACATCAACAACATTTGCCATTCCAGGTTTTAGATTTTCTGGCTCAGCCAGCATTCTGTAATACTGGTCTTCAAATTGCTTTTGCTGCTGCATGAAGTCATCTGCGGATCCGTAAATTGCGGATGCCATCTGGTCATTTAGCATGAACTCGCCAATTCCAGCAGATCTACCCGTGTTCTTTCTCAGAAGACCATGTGTTGTAGCACTAACTAATCTAGATAATCTTTGAAAAAGTTCTTCGGACATTAATCAATATCTTTCGGCAAATCTATCTCAATATAATCATCTTTATCATAAATGCCCAACTTTTGCTTGAGAACTTTCTCTCTTTGATTCTCTAAAGATTGAACTTTATAAAGTATGTCAGATATTGCTTGCGCACTATCGAGCTGCGCTTGACCAACCTTTGCTTTAGCCTCTCTAGTTGCAAGGAGTTGATTTCTTAAATCTTTTCTACGCTTATGTAATCTGTCCTCTAAATCTACAGCTAAGTGTAACTCTTTCTTCAATATTGGCTGACCATCATTGTCTACACCTATAATATTTTCTTGAATAAAATGTTCTTTAGCCAAAAGTTTTGTTTTACGAATATACTGCACTTCTTGATCTACAAGATCTCTGACCATTGAAACCTCTACCAAGTTGTCGGGATGAACGTCAAGTTGCTCCATATACTCTTTAGTGAACTGAGCTACTATAGACATTTCTATAGGGCAGGGCTTTCCTCTTGGAGCAAGGTTTTCTTTCAGCAAGGGGCATGTGTCTGCGAATGTGCATTTATGCGCTTCACAATTCATCGGAATAGACGAGAACATTGACGTTCTGGTTTTTTGTGGCCGGACTAATTCAACGGCCTTTTCTTTTTCTTCATCTGTCCATGTTTCAGGAAAGAACAAATCTGGTCGCAGGGATTCAAAATCTTTTAAAAATTTTCCCTTGTCACTCTTTTCTATGTTGCTCATTTAAATCAATCCACTCACTATCATAAGAACTATCGGAATGAAACCTCTCTATTGTAACACTTTTGCAACGTGAACAATATGTGTCTCTTACTAAATATTGTTTTGCAAAGTCAAAATATTCAGTTACAGTTTGGACCATGCCATTACATCTCGGACAATTCATCTAGAGCCTTCATTAAACCCTTCTGTAGTTTACTGGCTACTTCTGCATTCTGGATTGCGTTATAGAAAATGCCTACTTCTCTGATTTCATCTGATGTTAAATAGGGAGATATCTTGTATCTTGACCCTTTGCATATTTCGCAATAAAAATCTTTTTCTTCATTAAAGCACGAGCACTTTTCGATTATGTCAAAGAACTCAAAAGAGTCAGCTATTTCAAACCATTTAGATTTAAAGAGCTTTTTGGTTTGTTCTTTAAACGCACGAAGTTTCTGAGGATCATTAGAAAGTAGTGTCCCCATATCTAAAGACTGTTTCATTAAATCATTTATTGTTTTATACAGAAAATTTGCTAACTGAAAATCACCATTAACATCTGTAAACTTCTTCCAATCATTCATCATAATTCCTAACTATCGTTTTTAATATTTATATATTGACTGTCTTCCTGACGAAGCGCCTTCCCCTCTTCTATTCATTGCCACGCCAGCTGCAACACCTAATCCTAATCCCATTCCTAATAGTGTCTTTCTAGAGAACCGTGGATTTTTTGGACCAGGAATATTATTAGCTCCCGGCATTTTGCCACCAAGGTTCGGTGGCTTCATTCCGCCACCTCCGCCTGTACTTCTAACTAGAGCGCCACCTCCAGAGCCTGGACCTATTGCTAGTGGTCCTCTATTTGCAGTGCCTATTGCAGTCCTTCCACCTCTCAAGGGTGGAGCGCTAGCTCTTGTCATTCCTCCAGCTGGACCTATAGCAGCTATCGGCCTAGGTGAACTTGCTCCCATTCTTGCAGGCAAATTGCCAGTTGAGGCTGGCATACCGAGGCGCGCCAAAGCTGCTTGCGCTGCACTTCGTTCTCCACCAACGCCCTCTCTAGCAAGCCTTTGCATAGCTGCAAGTTTTCTTGGATTCATGGCCATTTTTATACCTCGTTATTAGGTGATATTTTTTTCTTTATTGGTTTTTGAAAATCAAAAGTAAAACTATCATCAAGATAGTCAATATAAAATATAGTACCTTTTGGTATGCTGCTATTAACAATTGTTTTAGCTAATGGCGTTTCTATAACATCTCTTCTTATCTGAGAGATACCTCTTGCTCCTTTTACTGTATCTATACCCTTGTCTATCAGGGCGTTTATAACATTGTCAGTGTATGCTATTGACAAGCCTTTTCTGGATAATTTATCTGCTATAAGATTCATTTCCATTTGTGCTATTTTTTGGCAATTTTCATAATTTAAATGATTAAAAATAACAATTTTATCTAATCTATTTATAAGTTCTGGTTTAAAGTATTTATTAATTGCTTCATTAGCATTTTTCTGCACAACTGATCTTGCTGGAACTTCTCTGGTTTCTCTTTTAAAAACAACGTTACGGGTAAAGCCGGCGCCGGTAGAAATCATATGATCAACTGTTTTATCATTTCCTAGATTGGTAGTTAAAATAATAATACAATTTCTGAAGTTGACAGTTTCACCCTTAGAGTCTGTAACCATTCCTTCGTCAAATATTCTTAAAAATGTATTCCAGATATCAGCGTGCGCTTTTTCTACTTCGTCAATCAAAACGACTGTGTTTGGGTTTTTCTTAATTTGATTAGTAAGCTGGCCACCATCATCATGGCCTATGTATCCTGGTGGTGAACCCAGAAGCTTTTGGTTTTCATGCTTATGCTGATACTCTCCACAGTCTATTCTGACCATGGATGATTCGCTGTCAAAAAGATATTTATGTAGAGCGTTAGCTAAATGAGTTTTTCCAACACCTGAGCTTCCGGCAAATAAGAAAACACCTAGTGGTCTATTGGGATCATTTAGATCTGCCTGAGACCTAAAAAGGGCTGAAACAACTTCATCAATTGCCTCGTCCTGCCCTATCACATTGTCTTTAAGATATTGCTCTAGCCCTAGGAACTTTTGCTTGTTCAGTTTCTTCACCTTAGATGGTGTAGGTGTAGATTTTGTTTTCGCTTCTGCCTGACGTAGAAATTTTTTAATTTGATCAATATTATAATCTTTACCTGGTCCATCGGAAAACTTGGCTGGATTTGTTGAGTAAGCTATGTTTAGCCAGTATTCAACATCCAAACTTGGGTTCAACATAACGCAGCCAGCGTAAACAGCTTCTAGTGCTCGTTCTGCTGCTTCTCTAGACATTGAGGCTAAGGCGGCAGCAACATCTGTTGTTAAATTATAAACAATGAATTGTAATATCTTTTTTCTTAAATCTTTTGCGCTCTTATTTTTTTTAACAAACTCTTCTAGATCTTTTACTGGTAAAACTTTAAATTTAACATTAGTGCCGAGTTCGGGTATGAATATTTGATAGATGTTCATCGACTACCTCTTTCATGGGCACGTTCTCTTATATAGAGTATATTATTATATATTACCATATAAGTATATAGGTATATAGTAACTATATATGTATATAGTAAGGGGGGAAGGGGGGAAGGGGGGATCATGGCTAGCTTATCACAGTGTGTCAAGTTCAATCAACACAAAGCGCAAAATGTTGTTAGTTTCTTTCTGGGGAAAAATCTTCTATAGAAGGATGAGCTTCTAGGCATGGCCCGGAAAAGGCCCAATACTTAATTAAGTCAACCGGTGTGTCAAAACGGTTCTTCAGAAGATACAATGCTAGGTGTAGTTGTTCGTCAACTCTAATTTTCTTTTCCATATAACTCCTAATCGATAATGTAAAAACTATGGTATATTATACCATCAGTCCTGGACATTTGGTTGGGGACGTCTAGCTTTTCGTGGTATAATCTATGTGTCATCAAGCTGAGGATTGGTAGGATTTAATGACAGAAGAAACAACGTCCGTTGAAAATGAAAACGCTTCGGGCATCAAGAAAACTCTCAAAGAAGACTCAAAAGCTTTAGAGCTAGCAATTGCGCAACTGCAGAAGCAGTATGGTTCTGGCGCAGTCATCAAACTTGGTTCAACAAACGTTAAGCCATGGTCATCGATTCCAACAGGGGCACTAACACTTGACCACGCTTTAGGCATTGGAGGATTGCCTCGTGGTAGAGTTGTAGAGATATTTGGGCCAGAGTCCTCAGGTAAGTCTACGCTTGCTCTGACAGCTGTCGCCAAGGCCCAGCAAATGGGCCTCACGTGCGCATACATCGACGCTGAGCATGCTCTTGACCCTGTGTACATGCAGGCCGTTGGAATCGATTTAGATAACCTTCTGCTTGCACAGCCTGACTATGGCGAGCAAGGGTTTGACATTGCTGATAGATTGCTGAGAACTGGCGACATAGGTCTCATTGTTATTGACTCTGTCGCCGCTCTTGTTCCCAAAGCAGAGCTTGATGGAGAGATGGAACAAATGCAGATGGGACTACAGGCACGCATGATGGCTAAGGCTATGCGTAAGCTTACTGGTTTAGCTTCTCAGCATGATACTTTGATTATTTTCATTAATCAGCTAAGAAACAAGATTGGTGTAATGTTCGGCAATCCGGAGACAACTCCTGGTGGTTTTGCATTGAAGTATGCAGCTTCTGTTCGCATTGATGTGCGCAAGAAGGAAGATCTGAAAGATAAGCACGGCGATCCTACTGGTATCAAAGTCAAAGCTAAGATCATTAAGAATAAGATGGCTCCGCCAATGAAAGTCGTTGAATTCGATATTGTTTACGCACGTGGCATTGATGAGTTTGGATGTATTTTTGATCTAGGAATTGATAAGGGAATTCTTACTCAAAAAGGCGCATGGGTTTACTATAACGGTGAAAACTTTTCTCAAGGTAGAGATAATGCTATTGAGAAGTTGAAGGATTCTCCAGAGATAGTGAGTGCGATCAAAGGCTAGCAATGAAGTTTGAACCTATAACTTGTTCAGAATGTTCTTATCCTCCCAATTTTATTATTTCCTCGGGAAATGACAACGGTCAGAAAATTTTTTTTATAAAATGTAGAGACTGTGGTGATTGTTGGGAGGAAGCTGATGACTCAGATGATGAGTGAGGCTGATTTGCAGGTCGCTGCGTATTTAAGGGTTTTGTTGTTGTTTAGTTCTGTTCGTGATATTGTAGGCTGATTTACGGTACTATATTCCATAACTAAGGGTGGTGTTATGGATTTTGTTCGTAGAATACTTGATTTCTTTAAAGACAAGGTTAATGCTGACCCTGCTGAGTTTTATTCGTTCGCCCATTTTCTGGAAGATAACCAGTCTGAGTATGTTGTGACTGTTCAGGGTGAACCTGATGGTTATTTGGTTTTCTGTATTTTTTCTCATGATGAGTGGGCTATGGTTATGGATATTTGTGAATTGACATGTCGTGATGTTTGCGATGTTGTTCGTGAGCTTGCCGATGACAATGTGATTATGAATGTTGTTATTGATCCTAGAGATATGAGCTGACCATGGCCAGTAACCCTAAGTTGGATGAGCTGAATAAGCTTGGCCTGCAGTATTTTGATAACTGGAAAGATTTTGCTGCTGCTGTAGCTAATGCTTCGCCGGGTCAAGTTATTGGTGGCGTCAATAAAAAAGGTAAGATTGTTTTTCATCAGGGTGGTATTGGTGAAATAAATATTAAACAGGCTAAAGCGGAGCTGAGTTCGCTGAAGAGTGCTTCTGCGCCTTCTCAGGCGCCTTCTGGTAATATTGTTAATAACGTAGCTACTGGGAAAAAGTTTGATGCTAAGAATTTTCGACTTGGCCCTCGAGTCAAGTATACTCCGGGTTTACATGAGCAAGCACAAATGGCTGCTCAGGGTTACACTTGGAATGGAACCGCCTGGGTTAAAGACGTAGCAGCGCAAACTGCTGCCAGCCAACCATCTGCCGGTGCTGCTGCTCCTAGTGTTCAACAAAACATTCCTGATCCTCAACAGGTGAATCCGTCGACTAAAACTATCGATGATGCTTTGAAATCTCCGAAAAGTAAAAGTACAAAAAAAGATACTACTTTAAAAACTGGTAAAAAAACTCCTCCTTCTATCAATCGTAGTGAAGCTTTAATTAAACTTGTAAATAATCCTGAAGCTGAACAGGAGATGATAGATATTGTTGCTCGATCCGTTGGAACAAGAAGGGGTAGATCTATTTTCAATAACCAAGTAAAGTCAGCTAGAGGAACTTTAGGTAAACCTGATCCTGGACCCAAATCCTCACAAGGGTACATTGATGCTATAAACAGTAGAGACTTTTTTATAGATGAGGGCATATACAATAGAAGAAATTTGTTGCGTCAAAGGATCGCTGAACAAAATCCTGGTATCAGTAAAAGTAAGATGAGAAAACTTTTAGGTAAAGAAATGTCAGCTTTTAGCGATGAAGCCTTTTTTAACATTGGTGTAGAAGCTAACAGGAAAATTGTTGAAGACGCTTATATTGAAAACGAAATATTCTATGAACAAAACAGATTACTTAATATGAGCCCAGAACAAAGACTTAATGTTTTTCAAGGTGCAAAACAAAGAACTATACGCGGAAAAAGAGTTTCCATCAACAACATTTCTGATAGACAAGTTTTAGATCTATCCCAAAGATATTTGAAACAATATGAAAGACTAGAAGTTGGAGACAGCAGAATCGCTGGTGCTCTCACAAAAGCTGGTGAAAGGCTACGTGGCGGTATCGCATACGGTGACCTAACATATCATCCCGGATATGCTGCCATAGAACAATCCTTAGACGAAGCCTCTCAACGCAAAATAGCTAGCAAAGCCTTAGGTTCAACAGCTGCAGCCATAGACGACTCTTCCCAAGTCGCCGGACAAATATCATCAGCTCTCTCAGCTGCCGGTAACATGCTAGACGACTCAGCTCAAGCCATCACCAAGGTAACCAGCAAAAAACCCATCTCTGCTAGAACAGTACAAAAATTGATGTCATCACACTCACTATCAGCTGGAGTGGTAGCCGGAGGACTAGGATTACTGTATGGAATAAATAGACGTAGAGGAGAACAACAAGTAGGCTAAATATAGTTATTCGGCGGCAAAAAATTTTTAAGGGGTAGGAGTAACAGTAACGTTGCTCCTACCCCTTTTCGTTTTGTCTAGAGACTATTAGAGAAAAAACTCAGTAGTCGTAGCCAGATTCCCAGCCCATCTCCTCATACACCTCATTGCTTGATACATGAGAATTATATTGATCAAGAACAGCAAACTCTGTGTTCGCCATACCACCAAACTGGTTGATCCACTGGAAGCAGTCAGGGCAACGTACGTTAGAGCCAATAAGCTCTTCGTTCATAATAAACTCTGTACCACAGTGTGGGCAATCCATATATGAATTCATTATTATTCCTTTTCTATGTTAAGCATTGAGTGAGTGATGTTCGCCGGCCTCAATAACCGGACATTGCGAGCTTTTCTAAACTCGAGGGTGTATAAACATATATAGTCTTATTAAGATAAAAATAAGAAAAAAAATATAGGGGGGAGATAATGGGTATATATGTGTCTCTTAAAGTTTTAACGAGGCCACCCCCCCATGGGGTATACCCTTGCTAGGAACGACAATGAGCGGTCGTCCACTCCCTACAGTGGTGCAGGTATGCAGCATAAAAGGACAGCTCCGATGAACACGTTGCTATCGTTAAAGAAATGTGTAATAAACAGGAAAGGTAGGTAGTCATGTCTCACATTTTGCAGTTTGTAGACGTGATCGGTAAGTATGCGACAGATCGGGAGGGCAATGTCCTTCCGAGAAGGCGTACGTACACTGGTAAGTATGGGTGTCATACCGGCAAGGAAGTGTGGATTCATTCCACCCTCCCCGGTGCTGACTCCTGTGACTTCCAGATCTTTACACACACCCACGACTCACCCGCGTGGATGAACAAGGAGTACAGTGGCCGTATGGTCACTGTTACTCAGGAGATGGGCTATGACTATCATAGTGGCATGTGGTACTGGGTCAACACGATCCATTCCGCACGTTAACAAAAGCATCTGGTAGGGCAGATGCAAGAAGAGTTGTTCCCCTGGGATCTTCGGATCCTGGGGGAACTTCTTTTTTGAGGATAGACACTGGGTCAAATCCTTACACCAAAGAAAGGAGGTGTGCAATGTTGCAGATTCCGA